AATAGATTACAGAATAGCAGCTGAAGAAATATTCAAAGATTGTATGCCGCTTATTGAAAGTGTGATAACTAAAAAAGCCAAAGGTGTACTTAAAGCGCTCAACAATCAAATTAAAGAAAAAGAATCGAGAATATTAATTTTAGAGAGCTTTGCTAGAGGCGTTATTTCAGACGGTGGCGCAAGTGATAATTTAAAGGCGGGCGCTCGTAAACTTCTTGATAACGATAGAGAGTAGGAAGCAATGAGTAAAGAAGAGATAATATGCTCAACGTGCAAAAAACCAACATCTAAGCCATTTGAATGCGGTGGAGATGAAAGATATTGTGAAAGTTGCGCGGTAGCTAAATATAAAGAAAGCCCGTTTTATGGGTTAGCTGCAAGTAATACGCGAATATTTAATATCAATTGCGCATAATTAATGGTTAGGGGAAGGGTATGTTTACTTTATTGGTAATGGGGTTCACTTTAGCTTTATTAAATATTCGTGGCGAGATTGAATTTAACGGTAATTATATTGCTATTCCGGTGATAGCTGATTTATTCATGCTATGTAAACTTTTTGGATGGCTATAGGGATAAATGATATAATGACCAAGACTAAAGCAGAGATTGAAGCGTATATCATCGACTTAAACGAATCAGAGAAAGCGCTAAGGGCGTTGGCGGTGAAGGCATGAAACTTGAAGATACTCCAAAGTATAAAGAGATACGACTAAAGCAGTTAAAGCGACGTTACTTTATAGGCGGCTTTCTATCAGGAAGCGTGTTTATTATAATATTGCAGCTTATTGGGTGATTGAATGAAAAGAGTGGATGAGGTAAAAGCAAAGAAGGCTGTTATTAATGCTGAACGACATAAAGCCATACATAAGATAATGGACCTAGACCTAAAGTTTAATACCAATTGGCATGATGTAATGACTAGCCGATATTATGTAAGGATTCAAAATGCCTAATCCCAACTGTCCAACATGCGAAGTGGAAACATTAGCTAAAGAACGAAAAGAAAAAGCTAAGTATAAATCCGTCAAGATGGCTATAAACATTAATACGTTTGTATGCCCGGAATGCGAAGAGGTATTTGTAAGCGAAGAAGAGCAAGCTAAATACGACGCGCGAGTAAAGAACTTTAATGCTAAGATGGATATACAGGATAAGAAAGTAAACGCTCACTAACCTATAGTAAGTAAGTGATCACTAACCCAGCAACCTTGGCTTAACAAGGGGAAGTAATATGTCAGATGATAATAGACCGGTATTCGACACACTGGAATCCGATCAAGAGTATCTAAAAGAAACATTTAACTACAACCCTTTCACGGGTTTGTTTTATAAGTTATCAGACCCGCTAATTATCGCGGGGCATAGCCACCCAAAAGGATATGTACAAATTTGCATCAAAGGAAAGAGCTATCTGGCTCATCGATTGGCGTGGCTTTATACAAAAGGAAGATGGCCAAAAGATCAGATAGATCATATTAATTGCATAAAATCAGATAACAGAATAGAAAACCTTAGAGAAGCCACGAACACTGAAAATCATCAAAACAAATCTCTTCAATCTAACAATAAGTCTGGGTTTAAAGGTGTTCACTACGCTGTCAATAAAGATAGATGGGTTGCTTATATTAAAATACCTAAAGGCCATGAAGATATAGGAAAACGGATAACAAATAGAATTCACCTTGGATCGTTTAAGACAAAAGATGCTGCGATTAAGGTTAGGCGTGAAGCTGAATTAAAATACTATAAAGACTTTGCGAGGGCTTCTTAATGAAGGTTGGGCAAAGCCGTGCTCAGGCTATCAGAGAGACAAAGAGAGAAGAGGTTTTGGAGTCCTTAAGGAGTAGGGGGTTGATTCAGCAAGTTATTGAAAGCGCTGATAAATTAGCTGATTTAAATCAAGTACTTGATAGCACCGATGTGCAAAGAATAAAGGCTTCTAATGATGCCAGATTAGCCCTTATTAAAAAGTACCTGCCTGATACCAAGGCGATAGAAAACACTCATCATGTGGCGGAGAGCACAGAAGAATGGCTGAAGCAATTGAAGTAAGGCAAAAGCTCAAGGACGACTTTGAGTTCTATGCTCGAAATTGCTTGATGATCAAAACAAAGTCTGATGGCACTAAGCCGTTTTTACTTAATAAGGCTCAGTTATATATTCATGAAAGGATAGAGGCTCAGAGAAGAGAGACCGGAAAGGTTAGGGCGATTCTATTAAAGGGTCGTCAGCAAGGGGCCTCTACTTACACTGAAGGCCGTTTCATATGGCTAACCACACATAACAACTCTGTATCGGCGTTTATCCTTACGCATGAGGAGGATGCTACTCAAAACCTTTTTACAATGAGCAAGAGGTATTATGACAATCTGCCAGACCATGTGCGGCCCTCAACAAGTGCGAGTAACGCTAAAGAACTAAAGTTCGATAAGCTTGATTCCGGATTTAAGGTTGGAACGGCTGGTAATAAGTCTGTTGGCCGATCCCAAACTAATCAATATTTTCATGGGTCTGAAGTTGCATTCTGGCCTAACGCCGCAGAGCACGCAAAAGGAATATTACAAACAATTCCAGATGCCCCTGATACAGAAATAATCTATGAGTCAACGGCTAACGGTCTAAATAACTTCTATCATCAGCAGTGGAAGTTAGCTGAAGCGGGCATTAGTGAATTTATAGCAATATTTGTACCTTGGTTTTGGCAAGAGGAATACCGAAAGAAATTGCCAGACGGATTTATTAAAACTGACGAGGAAGCGTTGACCGGCGAGCAATACGAAATAGACGACAATCAAATATACTGGATGCGCCAAAAGATAATCGAGCTGTCGGCTGACGGTACAGACGGCACAAAATCATTTAAGCAGGAATATCCAATGAACGCCGCAGAGGCATTTCAAGTGTCCGGCGGCGATGGCCTTATAAGGGCTGACTCTATAGTCAAAGCAAGAAAGGCTAACGTCAATCCTAGCGGAGATTTAATTGTTGGTGTTGACCCGTCTAGGGGCGGTGATAGATTCTCCATGATTAAAAGATGCGGCCGCAAGGCTTATGATAAGAAGAATTGGACGGGCGATCAGGTAGATACCCTTGGAAAAGCGGTTAGTAAGTGCAAACAAGTCTTGGACGAGGTATGCCCTATAGCCGGTAAAGTTCCCGACATGATGTTTATTGATGCCGGTGGAGGCGCGGACATTGCTGATAGGTTGCATGAATTGGGCTATTCCGATAGAGTTAAGGCTATTTATTTCGGATCATCACCTTTAAATGACACGAAATATAAGAACAAGCGCGGAGAAATGTGGGGCGAAACTAATCTTTGGTTAACCGATGAGAATCTTGAGGTTGATATACCTGATGATGATGAGCTGCAAGCTGATTTATGCGCCTCTCCTTATCACAGGGATTCACATGATAGAATAATATTAGAATCCAAGGATAAGATTAAGAAAGAGTTTGGCTTCTCTCCCGATGATGGCGATGCGTTAGTTTTGACGTTTGCCGAACCCATAAAACCGAAGGCTAGAAAAATGAGCTTTGTCGTATGAGTATAGACTTTTCAGATCATGACGTAATCGTTGACCAATTAGAAAAGGATCAACACGACGAGAAAGACGCAAGGGACTTATCCCGAGAAGATCAGCATTTTCTACATGACGTTGATGGTATGTGGGAAGACTCCATTATTACTAAGTTCGGTGGTCGTCCGCGTTATACGTTTGATATGGTCAGCCATCAAATCGACAATATAGCTGGTGAGATTGAGCAGAACGAGTTCCAAGCTAAGGTTGACCCATTAGGTGCCGGTGCAAGCAAAGAGACTGCCAAGGTGCTTAATGGCCTTATACGCAATATTCAAGTAGCTTCGAATGCTTCGCGCACTTATCAGCGCGCAGGCAAGAAGATGATTCAAATCGGCTTCGATGCTTGGCGTGTCGTGTCTGATTTTGAAAGCCAGAAAAGTTTTAAGCAAGTTCTAAAAATTCAAAAGGTTGATAATGCTATTAACCGAATATGGTTCGATTCTAATTCAGTTGAAGAAGATCGCTCGGACGCTCGATGGGTGTTTGACTTAAGAGCTTTGAACACCTCAGTTTATAAGGATAGATTTCCAAAGGGTCAGGCTAAAAGCTTATCCGAGAATAACGGCCAAGAGTTTAACGGTAGCATTCGAGATACCCGCGAGATTATTGTTGTAGCTGAAATACTCTACAAGAAAGAAGTTCGCAAGATGGTTATAGAGTTCAGTGATGGCTCTATATTTGAAGACGATGATAAGCTTAAGGCTCGATTGGATGAGTTAGCCGAGCAAGGCATTACTCCCGTTCGCGAGCCTGTTGAGCGCATGAGTTTTGAAGTTAAGTCTCGATGGTTTGATGCTGGCGGATGGTTAAGTGAAGAGAATGATACACCTTTCAACTTGCTGCCAGTCTGTCCGGTTTATGGTGACTTTGACATTATTGATAATAAGATCAGCTACCAAGGCAAGACCCGAAAGCTTATCGATCCTCAGCGCGTATTAAACTATGCGGAATCAAGAAAGATTGAAGAGGGTGCTATTGCTCCGCGCGCTAAGATATGGATGACAGAAACCCAAGCAGCCGGTCATGAAGCGTCATTAGAACAAATGAATGTTAGTGCTGACCCTGTTCAAATGTACAATTTCGACAAAGAAAACCCTACACCACCATTTCCAACACCGGGCGCACAAGTAAACCCTTCATTAGCCGAAACATCAGCATCAATGCAGGCAATGATACAAACCTCAACTAATCAGCATACAGACCCACAAAGATCATTGGTCAGTGGTGTTGCTTTAGAGCGTGCGGAGAATAAAGGAAATACTTCAAATATTAAGTACCATAACTCTTTAGTTGTCGGTATTAACTATTGCTGTCGCGTTCTTATGGGCGCAATCCCTGTTGTTTATGATACACGTGAAAGGCAGGTAAGAATTTTAGAAGAAGATGGTACGGCTAGCATTGTGACCATTAATAAAACTATTCGTGATGAAGAAACTAATCAGCTAGAAACGCTAAACGATTTCTCTATTGGCGACTTCGACGTGACATGCTCAGTCGGCGCAGCATTTAAGAATCAGCAGCAAGAAGCTGTAAACGCTCAGCTAAGACTTGGCGAAATAGCGCCCGAAGTTATCATGTCAGGTTTGGATGTTCTTATTGGCAATATTCAAGCGCCGGGCATGGGCATACTTCAAGAGCGGGCACGCAAGCAATTATTTGATGCCGGTATCATTCCAGAATCGCAATGGACTGATGAAGAGAAATTAGAAGTTGAGGAAGAGATAGCGCGATTACAAGCCGAGCAAGAGCAAGCAGGCGGGCAAGTCGATCCAATTCAAGAGGCTGTTGTAGCCGATGCTGTTAGCCAGATAGAGAGCCGACAGAATCAAGATCAATTGGATATTGCTAAGCTACAAGCTGACCTAGAAAAACAACAGCAAGAATTCTTTATTAAGCAAGAAGAGTTAGAGCTTAAGCGTGAAGAGCAGGTCCGCAAGAACTCAGAAACGACCATTAAAATGCTAAGTGAGTTAACCGAAGCATGGTCTAAAGGTATTGTAGGTCCGCCAGCTATACCAACGGTAGACAATCAGGCACGTCTTGTATTAGACTTACAGAATCAGGTTAGTAATGACTTACCAACTAACTCTGGTGATATACCCGAACCTAGCGTGATCTAGGGAGAAACGAACCTAACGTCATTAGGGAACTTTAATAGCCATTTAAGGTTGATTTATGAGTAATGAGCAGATAGCGCCTGTTGTTGTAAGTGAAGACTTACCAACAAGCACAGAAGGATCGCAACCTTCAACGGACAAAGCCAGTGCTAGTCCAGAAGAAAAGAAAGCTTACGCACTTGATAAGCGTTTTGGAAAGTTAACCAGTGATATTAAAAGCAGAGATGCGCAGTTAGCCGACAGAGATAAATCTCTTGAAAGCATGACTGGTCAAATGTCAGAAATGAAGGCGAAGATAGACAGCTTAACCGCTCCTAAGCCCGCTAGTTCTGATCTTGAGTTTGATAACCCTGAAGAGTTCAAGAGGCAGAATGATGCCTTTAATGCTCATGAGTTAACGCAAGTACGAAACGAAGCTATTCAAGCCGCTAAAGTTGAATTTCGACAAGATTTAAAATTAGAGCGAGAGCAAGAACAGTTAAACAAGCAGCAAGCAGCGTTTGAGCAGCAAGCAAACGATCACATTAAAAAAGGTGCAGCAATAGGTCTCACTGAAGAAGACATGGTAACGAGCGCAAGAGTATTGGCTCAGTCAGGTGTTCCAAGTGAAGTTCAAAGTTTCCTTTTTGATGATGCAGAAGGTCCGCAAATTATGGATTTTCTAGCCAATAACCCGAAAGAGTTAGCGGCGATGATTGAAATGCCAGCCATTCAACAAGCTTCCTATATTGAGCGAACGATTCGTGTAAACGCTGTATCAACCAAACCCACGGTCACGGGTGCGCCTCAACCGCTAATGAATATAAGTGGTGGTGGAATGCAAGAGCAAGACGATTTCGATATAGCTTGCCCCGGTGCCAAAATAAGAACGTCCTAACGGAGTATTAACAAAATGGCTAATTCACTAAGTAAAAACACCAGTACTATTGTACTTAAAAAATTCCTATCTGGTTT